ATGGCACAGATAGTTTCGAGAAATCAACCAATCCAGGCGAAGGCCAGGTTCCTTTCAAGGAAGATGAAGAGCTTGATGGCGAATCCATTACCGAAGAAGATATCGATGAAGCAACCATGATGGAGGACGATGGTAATCCACATATTAAGCAGGCTAAAGACATTATGAAACGTCGTGATCCACATGCAGAGCATCTTGGTTCAGCGGGCCACGAGCACGTATTTCATAACACTTCTTATAGCGGCAGTGATGAAAACCATTATGACATTCATAACAGTAAAACAGGAAACCAGCATAGCTTTGCGTTGATCCATAGTGAAGGACCAACGACATTAAAATCACTGCACAAGGATGTAGCTCATCCTGCACTACGCAAAATGATTCTCAAACATCATAACAGTGCCCTGGATGAAGCGCACGACATGGCTGACAAGAAAATGAAAAAATCCAAGCGCAAAATGGACATGAACATGGAAGAATTGCGCCGAGACATCGCCAGTGTATTTACTGGTGACACCAATCTCAGCGAAGAATTCAAGACACAGGCAAGCGCAATCTTTGAAGCCGCAGTCATTGCCCGTGTTAACAATGAAATCGAAGCTATCACCGACGAGCTGGCCGAAGAAGCTGCTCAAGAAATTGAATCTATCAAAGAAGCTCTTGTGGAAAAAGTGGACTCATATCTTGGTTATGTTGTAGAACAATGGATGAAAGACAATGAAATTGCTGTGGATCGTGGACTGCGTACGGAAGTCGCAGAAGACTTTATGCTTAGTTTAAAGAACCTTTTCCAAGAACATTACTTTGAAGTACCAGAGGACAAGATCGACGTTCTCGATGACATGGCTGCTAAAGTAGACGACTCAACTGCCAAGCTCAGTGAAGCCATTCAGGCCAACATTGAACTCAAGGCCAGCCTTGACGCAGTGATGCGTGATCGCATCGTTGAAACTGCCAGTCGTGACCTGACAGCTACCGATGCTGAAAAACTTGCCAAATTATTGGAAGGCGTGGAATATGACAACGAAAAACTTTTTGAAGAAAAAGTCAAGGTAGTCAAAGAAAATTATTTTGCCAAAGGCATGCCCAACAGCCCTGAAAAGATGCTAGAGGAATCAGTACAGAACGGTGGCGACACACTCAAGGAAGTACCTGCACACATGCAGCGTTACGTTCAGGCCATTTCGAGATCAGTCAAGAAGTAAATTTTTATAAATAACGGAATAAACACCATCTAGGAGAACCAAAAATGTTTATGTCAGAACAACTTAGCAACAAATGGGATAGCGTAATCAACCACGCTGACATCCCACAAATCAAAGACGCTTACAAGCGTTCTGTAACCGCAGTTCTCTTGGAAAACCAAGAACGTGCTTTGCAAGAAGAACGTGCAGCACTGTGGGAAGCAGTTCCAGTTAACGCAGTTGGTGCCGGCTTCAGTGGCCAGGTTAACCAAAGCCCTAACGCCAACCTGGCAGGTTACGATCCCATCCTGATTAGCCTGGTACGTCGTGCCATGCCTAACCTGATGGCCTATGATGTCTGCGGCGTTCAGCCAATGACTGGTCCAACCGGCCTGATCTTTGCCATGAAGAGCAACTATGCCACTCAAGGCGGTAGCGAAGCCCTGTTCAACGAAGCCGATACTGACTTCGCTGGTTCATCTATCACTGCACACGCAGGTACCAACCCAGTCAGCGGTTCATACACAACTGGTGGCGGCATTGCTACTGGTGACGCAGAAAAGTTGGGCGACACTTATGCGTTCGGCGAAATGGCTTTCTCAATCGAGAAGACCACTGTTACTGCCAAGACACGTGCATTGAAAGCAGCTTACACTGTTGAACTTGCACAAGACTTGAAAGCAGTTCACGGTCTGGAAGCTGAAGGCGAATTGTCAAACATCCTGTCACAGGAAATTTTGTTTGAAATCAACCGCGAAGTTATCCGTACCATGTATGCAGCTGCCAAGCCAGGTGCAGATACTGGTTCTACCACAACCTATGGTACCTTCGACCTAGACGTCGACGCCAACGGTCGCTGGTCAGTAGAACGCTTCAAAGGCCTGTTGTTCCAAATCGAACGCGATTGCAACAACATTGCACAACAAACACGTCGTGGCAAAGGTAACTTCATCGTTTGCTCAGCAGACGTTGCAAGTGCACTGAGCATGGCCGGTATCCTGGACTACACTCCAGCATTGTCAACCAACCTGAACGTTGATGACACAGGCAATACCTTCGCAGGTGTGTTGAATGGTAAGATCCGCGTATATGTGGATCCATATTCAGCAAACTTGAACACAGCCAATCAGTTCTATGTGGTTGGTTACAAGGGTACTAGCCCATATGACGCTGGTATGTTCTATTGCCCATATGTGCCATTGCAAATGGTTCGTGCAGTTGACCCTGCTACCTTCCAGCCAAAGATTGGCTTCAAGACCCGCTATGGCATGGTAACCAACCCATTCACTAGCTTGTCTGCAGACAGCAACACCTACTACCGTCGTGTCAAGGTTACAAACCTAATGTAATCCAAGCTCCGGTAAGAGGGCATTTTAAAGGGGACTTTCGGGTCCCCTTTTTTCATCTGATAAATAACAGTATCCAATCAAGGACACTAACATGAGCGAAAATTCCAGCATAACCTCAGCCATAAAAAGTGCAGCAGCAGTGCAGCCTGTGGTGCAGTATCTGCGCCCCAACAGTTTTGCCTTTCAAATCGCCCGAGCACCCAATGTAACCTATACATGTCAGAGTGCCAATCTGCCACCCATTAGTCTGGGATCGGCGGAACAAGACACACCGTTTGTGCGCATTCCACATCCAGGCGACAAAATTAGCTTTGGTGAGTTCACCATCAGATTCCTGATCAACGAAGACATGAGCAACTATCTGGAGCTCTACAATTGGATGATTGGTCTGGGCGTTCCCAGTCAGGGCGAACAATGGAACAGCGCCATTGCCAATCGGTTTGCCGTTGCCTATGGGTCAGACTACTCCAAGATTTTCAGTGATGCCAAACTGCTGATCATTGACAGCAACAACAATCCCAAGGTGGCATTGAACTTTCAGGACATCTTTCCCATCAATATCGAAGCCCTGGACTTTGACATCACCAGTGGCGGCATGGAATACTTTGTGGGCATAGCAAGTTTCCGATACAAACTATTCACCGTTGAGCCACTATAACCGATTGACATTTTAGTTATGTTCCTATACAATGGTAGGATCTGAATGGAGAAATTATGAAACTGACCGAACTGCAGGAAAGCTGGAAAAAAGATTGTGTAATCGATGAGACCAATCTGGGACGTGCTGCTGCCAGGACACCCGAACTGCATGCCAAGTATCTGAACCTGCTCACCAATGCCAGGCTACAGGTACGCAAGGCCGAAGCCGACTATCTGCGCCTGCGTCGGGTAAAGTATCGTTACTTCCGTGGCGAGCTTACTCGTGACGAATTGGGAGACCTGGGCTGGGATCAGTATCAGGGAGTCAAACCCATTAAAAATGAGATGGATGAATTTTTGAGCACCGACGAAGATCTGCTGACTGCACAGGACAAACTGGAATATCTCAGAGCCGTACTGCTGCAGCTGGAGTCGATTTTAAAGAGCATAAATAGTCGTACCTGGGATATTAAAAACAGCATTGAGTGGACCAAGTTCACCAATGGCATTATGTAGACTATGACCGACATTGTAATCAAATCTAAAAATCATGTACACTGCCAGATAGATGCGCAGGATGTGGGAATTCTTCAAGAGATTTCCGACTACTTTACCTTTGAGCAACCAGGTGCCAGGTTCATGCCCCAGTACCGTGCCAAGCTCTGGGATGGTAAGGTGCGTCTTTTTAGTTTGTTTACCCGAGAGTTGTATGAAGGTCTGGTGCCCTATGTCAAGTTATTTGCCCAACAAAATCAGTACCAAGTAACCGACGAGCGCACCGCCCTACCTGACCCCTACATTGATGTCAAACAGTACCTGGATGACCTGAATCTGCAGGGACAGGGCCAACCCATACAGATACGCGACTACCAGATTGATGCAGTCAACCATGCCATCTACAATCATCGCACTCTGTTGCTCAGCCCCACAGGCTCGGGTAAAAGTTTAATCATCTACAGTTTAATTCGTTATCACATTGAACAGGGACGCCGCATACTGATACTGGTACCCACCACCAGTCTGGTAGAACAGTTGACTGCGGACTTTGCTGATTACAGTTCGGCCAATGGCTGGAGAGTCAGTGAACACGTGCATAAAATCTATGCAGGTCATGAAAAGGTCACTGACTGTGAAGTGGTGGTCAGCACCTGGCAAAGCCTGTACAAGTTACCCAAGCAGTTCTTTGCGCCTTTTGATGTTGTGATTGGTGATGAGGCTCATCTGTTCAAGGCACAGAGCCTGACTGGAATACTGAACAAGATGCCGCACTGCGCCTACCGCATTGGTACCACTGGTACCCTGGATGGGTTGAAGACTCACAAGCTGGTGCTGGAAGGTATCTTTGGTGCCGTACACAAAGTAACCACCACCAAGAAACTGATTGACAACAAACAGTTGGCAGACCTGGACATTCAATGTCTGATCATGCAATATCCCGAAGAGGTGCGCAAAACTCTGCGCAGCCTTACCTACCAGGAAGAAATGGACTGGCTGGTTACTCATCTGGGACGCAACCGGTTCATTCGCAATCTGGCTCTGGCACAGACAGGCAACACCCTGGTGCTGTTTCAATTTGTGGAGAAGCATGGCAAGGGTCTGCATGCCGATGTTGCTGCCAAGGCTGCTGATGGACGTCGGGTGTTCTTTGTCAGTGGTGGTACTGATACTGACCAGCGAGAACAAGTGCGTCACATCACTGAAAAGGAAACTGATGCCATAATTGTTGCCAGCTACGGAACATTTTCCACAGGCATAAATAT